ACCGCCGCCTTCCCGGTTCGCTCTGACCCGCTTTGCCTATTACACTAAGAGAAGGCAACCCCGAAGGAAGGAAGCAATATGGCTGAAAAGAAAATTGATTTGCCATCAGGCGGTTGGGCATTGTTCCGCGACCCTGAAGAAATCACTTACGGCGATTACAAGAACATTCTTAAGGTTCTTGGCGGCGATGAAAACCAATACGAGCGCACCTTTAAGTTTCAAGAAGCACTCTTAGCGTTTCTCGTCAAGGAATGGTCATTTGACCTTATCCCACCAAGCATCAAGCGCGAATCTCTTGACCAACTCAAGCCAAAAGATGTTGCGGCACTTAACAAGGCTACAGAAGAAGCACAGAGCGTTATATTTCTGAATTTCACAGAAGATACTGGAACTGATAGCCCAAAAGACAGTTAGAACGACTGGAGTGGCTACTTGAAGGGCATGAACGAAGCCCAGATTTAACCTATCCAGATATGCAGTATTACTACTACCAATGCGCTAATCGCTTTGGATGGACTCCCGAAGAAACTGACCGCCAGCCTTTCATGTTAACTACATGGATGCTGATGATTGGTTCTTCGGTGGACAAAGTGGAAGCGAAAGCCATAAATCCAAATTAGGAGAATCCATGTCTGTAACTGTTAAGGGCTTGGATTCTCTTATTAATAAAGTTAATAACATTGGTAAAAATGGGCAGATGGCTGCCAAGGAATCTGTCGAAAAGATGGCTGCCGCAGTAGAACGCCAAGCGCGTATCAATGCCAATACGGGTTCACACCCTAAAGGCAGTTACTCCATGACCGCTACACCGTTGATTCCATTTGGCCCTAATTCGGCGCAAGTTGGTCGCGCCAAGACAAGCAAAAAAGGTTTTGGTAGTCGCGGTTCGGGTCACATCCCCGGTACTGGCCCCGGCCCTAACATGGTGACGGGAACATTGAACCGTTCGATTATTTACACAAGCAATCCTGTTGGTTTGGTTGGTTACATGGCAGTTGTCGGCCCGACTGCAATCTATGGTCGCGCAGTTGAATTGGGTAATCCTCGCTGGAAGTCTGGCGTTAAGTATCCATACTTGCGCCCCGCGTATGAAGAATTAATGGCTTCAGGAGAACTTCAGGCTATTCATCAAGCAGTTGTTAACAAATATATTCTAGGAAGGGGTTAAAAATGCCAATGCTTGACCCCGTAGAAGTTATATTTACTGCTCAGGCAACTCAACTCCTTGCAACCATGAAGGAGATTGAAACCCAAACAAACAAGATGGATGCCAATTTCTCCAAAATGACTGGCATGGAAAAGATGCAGTCTGTCGCCAATGTTTCCTCAAAAGCGCTTTTGGGTTTTGGTGCAGTCATGGTTGGTGTTGGCGCAAGTGCAATTCACGCATTTGACCAAGTAGAAAAGGCATCTGCCACGGCTCAAACTGCCGTTACTAACCTTGGTTTGAGTTATACAAAGGTTCAGCCAGCATTTGATGCGCAAGCAAAGTCAATGACCAATCTTGGCTTTAAGTACGCAGACACCATTGGCGCATTGGGAACATTGACCACCGCTCTTGGCGACCCTGCCAAAGCAATGTCGTTGATGAACACCGTTGCTGACTTGGCTCGTAAGAACAATACTGACCTTGCAACAACCGCTGATATGGTTGCTAAGGCAACCGCAGGTAGCGCCCGAGCATTTGCTGACTTAGGTATTAAGGTTGACCGTAACCTGACACCACAAGCAGCGTTTAATCTTTTGATTGACCAAGCAAACGGCAAACTTAATGGCTTGGCACAAACCTTTGCAAAAACCGTTCCCGGTTCAATAGATGTTACTAATGCAAAATTAAACCTTACTCAGATTTCTCTTGGTAAGGCGCTTGCTCCGGCAATGGGGCAACTTGCTCAGGTTGCTCAAACCGTTCTTGTTCCCGCTTTACAAGGAATAGCAGATGCGGTTTCTAAAGCGCCCGGCGCGTTTGAACTTGTTGCTGGCGGTTTGTTAACCGCTGGATTAGCGATGAAGGCTTTTGCTGCCGCTACTGCTTTGGCAGATAGTGCTTTTGGCGCATTGATTTTAGAGATTGCACCTTACGCTGCTCTCTTGGTTGGTGTTACAACCTTTATTGAATTGCTCAAGGGTTCTGGTACTACTGTTCAAAGCGGTCGCGCTGGCGGTGCGCGTGGTCAACAATACTCATCTCTGCCATCTACAACTGATTATTCTAAACAATATCGCCCCGGTGGTTCTCCAGTTAGTTCAACACCTGTTGACCCTACCGCTGCTGCATTAAAGGCTTACGAAGATTCCTTAAAAACATACACCGCTAATCTAAATGCTCAGAACGCAGCACTTCAAGCATCCGTTCAAAAAGCAGTTACCATCAAATCTACTGGTAACAAGATTATGGATGCCATTAACAAGACTTACTACGATTCTCAAATTGCGGCATATCAGGCTTATGCAGATGCCGAATTAAGCGCAACCAAGACTTTAACTGACACAGAAGAATCCATCAAGGAAAACTTCCAGCAACAACAACTGGCATTAACTCAGCAATACACCAAGCAATACGCATCCATCATTTTGCAAAACATCCAGCAAATGACAGGCGCTTTTGCTTCCTCTACTGCTCTTAATGTCGGTGACTTGTTTAATCAGATGCTTGGCGGCATCGCTAATAACGCCAATATCGGAACACTTGTTGCTCAGTTCAACCGCCGTTTGGTACAAGCACAACAACTGGCTCAGGGTGCTAATCAACTTGCCGCTCTCGGATTCTCGCAGACCTTTATTGACCAAGTTGTAGGCATGGGCGCGCAACAGGGCAACTTGCTCGTTAACGCCATTACAAGCGCAACTCCTGACCAAATCAAGGCATTGCAAGATAGTTTCAACTCTCTCAACACCGTATCCAATACCGGTGTTACGGCGCTCGCTACCACCATGAGCAACGGCGTTGACTTTGCTACTCAGCAACTCGCGCAGCAATACGCACAGGTTACAACCGATTACAACAATGCTCTAACTGACCTTAACAATCAGACTCAGATTCAGTTGGATGCGGCTCAGCGCACCTTTACCGCTTCGATGGCAGATGCCAAGAGCAAGTTAGACACTTCGCTCAAGAACTCTTACGATGCTTTGGCTCAGTCGTTCCAAGCATCAGGATTTACTGCCAAGCAAGCAACCGATGATGTTAATAACTTTATGAAGTCCATCATTGACGGCAGCCCACAAATGAAGGATTACATTACGGCTCTTAAGACCGTTAATTCTTTGCTAGGCGCTCCGTTGACCGTCTCCGGTCTTGGCGGTCAAACCGCTGGTCAACAGATTCTTGCAACACAAGGACTTGCTCAATCTTCAGCCGCAGCACAAGCAGCAGTTCCACAGAACCTTGGCACTACAACTTCCGGCGGTGTCACTCAGAACATCAATGTTATTTCTGTTGGTTCAAACATTACTGCCGCCGACCAAGCAGCCGCAATCAACTACGGCGCAGTTGCCGTGACTGCATCTAGCGATACAACTTACGCAATTACTGGCCCATCCAAAGCAACGCAACAAGGCATCGCTGCTAAACTTGTCGCCATGCAAAATTCAGTAGGAAGTGGTTACTAATGACTGTCACTTCGCTCAATAACTACTCATTTGCATTTAATGGGTTTGTCTTTGGCGGTACTGGCTCTCCTTATCAAATCGCCAGCGTTGATGGCTTACAAGGACTTCCCGCCATTGACAATCAGGATGATAACCGCGGCTATGCAGACGGTATGTTTACGGGTCGTGACTTCCTTCGCGGTCGCACCGTCACCATTCAGGTTCAGGTATTCGGCACATCCAATACCTCTATGCAGACTAATCTGAACGCTCTGTTGTCAGCCTTGCAACCACAACAACAAGGCACAACCCCATTGCAGTTCCAACTGCCGGGAAGCAACTTGCAGCGAGTCAATGCCCGTGTGCGTAATCGTCAGGTACAAATCAACCCTGATTATGCCTACGGTAAGGCAATCGTAACTTATATGTTCTTCTGCCCTGACGGTCGTATTTATGATGATGCTTTGCAATCGCAGAACATCTATTCATCATCACCTGTTAGCGGTCGTACCTACAACCGTACCTATAACTTAACTTATGGCACAGGTTACGCAAACGGTATTATTAGCAACGCGGGTAACACAACAACCTTCCCGCTAATTACCATTACTGGCCCATGCGTTAACCCACAGGTCAGCAACATTACTTCTGGTCAATTCCTTAAGATTAACTACACCTTGGCTATTTCCGATACCTTGGTGCTAGATACCAATTATCGAACCGTAACCTTAAACGGTGTTAACCGCCGCGCTCTTTTGGACAACAGTTCGTCATGGTTCGCTTTATCGCCCGGCACTTCGTACTATACTTTCGTTGCTTCGGGAACAGGCACAGGTACATCTTGTGTTGTTTCTTGGAGCAACGCTTACATCTAATAGGAGATATCAATGGCACTACGCACACCGCCAAGTTGGTTACAGAACGGCTCTCACACCGCTGAGAATGACCGTCTAACTGCCACTTCTTCTATTTGGAATACGGCGGGTGTTACTGATTACGGCAATATGTTCGTTACCCCAACTGGTACGCCTTCTATGGCGGTTCAGATTGCAGCGGGAACGGCTCTTATTGCAGGTACTCAGACCTCAACACAGGGTTTCTACATTGCTTACAACGATGCTTCGACCACTATCTCCATTGCGCCATCTAACCCAACAAACCCACGCATTGACCTTATTGTGGTTACCGTACAAGATGCTTTCTACGGTGGAACTGCAAACAATCAGGTTCTTTTTCAAGCGATTACCGGCACTCCCGGCGCATCTCCAGTAGCGCCATCTGCTCCTGCTAACTCATTCATCTTGGCTCAGGTTCTTGTAGGCGCTGGCGTAACCTCAATTTCTTCAGGTAACATCACCGACAAGCGCACCTTTGCACAACAGGCAGACTTGAATGTTACTGCCACAACAACGGCATCTACTAGCCTGACAGTTAACACGATTGCTTCTCAGACAGGCAAGGCGCTTCAGATTAACAACTCATCTGGCGCACAGGTCTTTGGCGTATCTCCATCGGGAACTGTTACCTTCCAAGACGGTTCAACGCAGACAACCGCATCAACTTACAACCCAAACATTACAATTAACGCTCAGACCAACACGACTTACACCGTGAATGTGACTGATGCTCAGAAGTTTGTCACCCTGACCAACTCATCACCAATTACCGTAACTATTGCTTCCAACGCTACTCAGGCGCTTCCTGTTGGTACACAAGTTACATTTGCTCAGTACGGCGCAGGACAGGTTAACTTTGTCGGTGCATCTACGCCAAACCCTGTAACTATTGTTTCGACAGGCTCAACGGCAAGCAACCCTAAACTTCGCTCACAATATAGCGTTTGCACCGCGCTTCAGATTTCTACCGACAATTGGATTATCACGGGTGATGTTGCGTAATGTCACGCCTTGCCTTAACTCCGGTCAATCATCCAACAAGCACTACTAATCCAACCACTCCTACCCTTCGCGCTGGAGATTCATACTTCAATACAACCGACAATTCGCTTCGGGTGTATAACGGTTCAACTTGGATTTCTCTTACTTCAGCAACAACGCTCTCGGCGCTGGATGCTGGAAACTTTGATAGCATTGCCCCCTACGATGGTGGTACTGCTACTACTACTAGCACCCAAACGGTTGATGGAGGCTCTGCATGAGCGTTATTACACAAGTTCAATTACGCCGTGGTACTGCCGCTTCGTGGGTATCGGCTAACTCAACACTCGCCGCGGGTGAAGTCGGCTTTGAAACAGATACCCTTAAGTTCAAGATTGGCAACGGTTCGTCTGCATGGAACTCACTTGTCTATGCAAACCCATCCATTAATCAATCCACACCAACATTTAGCGCTAACGCTTACACACTTGTAGCCAGCGATGCCGGCAACCTTTTACTTGCTTCCAACTCATCTACCGCCGCGACTCTTTCGATTCCTACTAACGCTTCCGTAGGTTTCCCCATTGGCACTCAGATTACTGTTATCCAAACTGGTTCGGGTCAAATTACTATTCAGGCGGTTACTTCGGGAACAACGACCGTGAACTCAACAGGTTCAACCGCAACAACTCCTAAACTTCGCGCACAGTTCTCATCAGCAACCCTTATTAAGACCGCAACCGATACTTGGTATGTAGTGGGTGATGTAGCGTGAGTTTAATTCCCGGAGTTATAGCCTCTGGAATATCGGGGCATTTAGTAAATAATAATTATTTCTCTATTGCTACGCAAACAGTAACAGGTTCTTCTGTTTTAGCCGTAACCTTTTCATCTATTCCTTCTACCTATACCCACTTGCAACTTCGTTGGGTTGGTCGTACAACTCGCAGTACAACTAGCGATAGTTTATATGTTCAACTTAATGGAGATACATCTTATTATTATAGCCACGGTCTTTCGGGTAATGGTTCTTCTGCAAGCGCTTATGCAGATAATACAAATCCAAATAACTTGGGTCTTGCAACAGCATCATCAGCAACATCTGGAATGTTTAGCGCTGGAGTTACTGATATTTTAGATTACACAAATACAAACAAATATAAAACACTTCGAAATTTTTCTGGTTTTGATGAAAATGGTTCTGGCGCTATTAGATTGTCTAGTAGCGCAAATATAGGTACATCTGCAGCAATTAACTCTATTTATATTTATACCAATGGTGGCGGAAATATAGATGTAGGTTCTCAATTTGCTCTCTATGGAATTAAGTAAGGGCGGTAAATAATTATGGCTAGCGCACCAACATATACACCGATTGCAACGCAGACCGTTAGCGGTTCAACAACCACAACAGTTTCTTTTACCTTTATTCCTCAAACATATACAGATTTAATTTTAATTTGCAATGCTAGTACCGTGTCTGGCAACTATGACATAGGATTGCAATTTAACTCTGACACTAGCGGAAGTTATTCTTTTACTTACATAAGAGGAAATGGAAGCGTTACTAGTTCTAGTCGTTCTGTCGGGCAAGTTTTTGCATGGACGGACTGGGCTGGTTATACAACAACTATTGGACAAACAATTACGCATATAAATAATTACTCTAATAGCACAACTTACAAAACGGTTTTGTCTCATTATGGCAATTTAGGTAGCGCGGTGGATAGCGTTGTTTCTCTTTGGCGTAATACTGCCGCCATTACTCGTATTGACGCAACAATGTCAGGCGGTTTTTTTGCATCAGGTTCAACGGTAACTCTCTACGGCATATTGGCGGCATAAATGGCAACCCCAACATATAACCTCATCGCAAGCCAAGTAGTCGGTTCTGGCGGAGCGTCAACAATTACCTTCTCGTCAATTCCGCAGACTTATACGGATTTGTTAATTCTAGAATCAACAAGAGATTCTACTGGTAACGGAGCAAGCAACTATGTAACCTTTAACGGTTCAGGTTCTGGATATACAAATAAAGAATTATTTGGAAACGGCTCATCTGCTAGTTCCAGCAGTAACACTACGGCATATTTTGACCTATCCGTTGGTGCAACCGTAACGGTAAATACATTTTCCAGCGGTTCTCTTTATATTCCTAATTACACATCCAGCAACTACAAATCATTTTCAGGTGAAGGTTCGGCAGAAAATAATGCGACACAAGCATTTCTAACGTTAGATGCAAACCTTTGGTCAAATACCGCCGCAATTACATCCATAACAATATATTGTGGGCAGGGCAACTTTGTCCAATACTCATCATTTTATCTCTACGGCATTAAAAACTCATAACTAAGGAGCAAACATGGCAGATGTAATCGAAGTAAATTGCGAGACAGGTGAGGTAGTTACTCGCCCACAAACCGCTGAAGAAATTGCAGCAGCCGAGGCAGCAGCCGCACAAGCCGCCGCTGATGCTAAGGCTCAAGCCGATGCAGAAGCCGCCGCTGCCGCCGCTAAAGCAAGCGCTGAGGCTAAACTTGCCGCTCTTGGCTTGACCGCTGAAGAAATCGCCGCGCTTTCTAAGTAAGGCGTATATGTATTAGGAGGTAGTGATGGCAACAACAATCTATCGCTACCTCTTTGCTGACCTTTTAACTAATCAAATCCTTGCCGAACTTCCCCTAACGGGAGTTTCCTTTACTCAGGTTCTCAACGCCGCGGGTACATTTCAAGGTCACATCATGCTTTCGGATTTGTCCGAAGCGGGCTACGACCTTACCAACACCACGATTCCCGGTCGCACCGCTATCTATGTTGACCGCAATGGCGTACTTGTATGGGGTGGAATCCTTTGGACTCGCCAATACGATTCAGCCACGCAATCCCTAACTTTTACGGGTCGTGAGTTTGAATCGTACTTTGAGAAGCGCTTAATTGTTACCGAGAAAGCCCCGTATTACCTGAACTATGTTGCCGTTGACCAACTGACCATTGCGCAAGACCTTATCAATGTGGCGCAAAGCGTTACAGGTGGAAACATCGGCGTTGTTGTGGGAACGGAAACATCAGGCAAACTGATTAACCGCACCTTCTATCCATACCAATACAAAGATTATTTCTCTGCTATTTCGGATATGTCAAAGGCGGGAAGCACCTTTGGTTTTGACTTTAACATTGATGTTCAATACGACAGTACGGGAACACCAACAAAACTGCTTCGCCTAGATTATCCGTATCGCGGCAAGGTCTATTCAGCAAGCGACCCATCTGCTTTGGTTATTGACTTCCCCGGAAGCCCTGAGAAATATACATGGATGGAAAACGGCGCGTTGATTGCTAACACCGTGTACGCCGTAGGTGCAGGAAGCGCGCCATCTAATTATCTTGGTTACTACGCCGACACCACTCACACATCATCTGGCTGGCCGCTCTATGAAGTCACCGCTAACTACTCGGATGTGTACGACACCAACCTTCTCAACACATTGGCGCAAGGTCAGGTACAGGCGCAACTTAATCCAGTTGTCAACGGACAGATTGCACTTCCTGCTTATGTTGACCCTGTTCTTGGCTCATACCGTACCGGTGACCAAATACTTTTGCGTTTTACCGATGATAGATTCCCGAAAACGGGAAGCGGATTTGGTTATACAGTTGTCAAGCGCATCACCGCTATCAATGTTCAAGCGGGCGAAAACTCTCCAGAGTTAGTAACATTAACCACGGCAGATTTGCCATTCGTTCCAGCATAGGAGAGTTAAATGCCATTCATTAACCTTCCTCCTGTCCTGTCTGAACTATTTGACGGCTTAGACAAGCGCTTGAAAAAAGTGGAATACGCCAAGCGATTCACCGCGCCTATTTGGGATTTCTCTACGGGCAATCCTCAATACCCACAACAAGGCGATATCTTCTTTGACACCAATACCAATATGTTTCGGTATTACAACGGCAGCACTTGGTATGTCATTGCCGACAACAATGTGGCAACGCCTGTTGTTTCCTTTACGCCTACTTGGTCGGGAACTGGTTTAACCTTTACCGGCACTCCAGCAACGGGTGAATATCAAAAAATTGGCAAGCAGATTCATTTTCAAATTAAAGTTTTATGCACAAATGTTACAAACTTTGGAACTGGTCAGTATTCGTTAACCCTTCCTTTTGCCCCATTTAGCGATTATATGTTCAGAGATGGCGCTATTCATCATTCCACCGCTCACCACGCTATTGCGGCAGATGCCTATTCTGGAACAACAACAGTCAATCTTTATCACTTAGCAACAACTAATGGTTCTAATTCATACGCTTATGACGACCCATTTTCTCAAGGCAATCCCATTACATTGACAACATCAGATTATTTTTATGTCTCTGGAAACTACCTCACCGCATAACCCATAACCGAAAGGTGCAAATGAACGCCACGCAACTCGCCAATGCCGCAAATTGGGCGCAAATCCTTTGGGCAAGTGGAGCAGCACTCGCCACTATCGCAGCCGTAGGAAAAGTGTTTTTTTCTATTAAACACAAGTTAGATAACATTGAAGCACACACTTACAAACGCAACGGTGGTTCATCTATGGCTGATTCATTGCATAGATTAGAAATTGCAGTAGCCGAAAACACCAAGATTACGCAAAAGATTTCCCGTGAATTAGCAAAACTAGAGGGGCGTTTCGAAAACCACATCGAAGAAGGTTTCTAATGCAGCCTAAGACCCGCAGAAAAATACAAGTCATAGCGCGGGCGTGGTTTGAATCCTTTGTTGGTTTTGAAGTTGTCTTACATTTTAAAGACCTTATTCAGCGCGATGTTCTCATTCAGGCTTCCGTAGCCGCCATCTTTCCTATCATCCTTCGGTGGGTTAACCCCAAAGACAAATTTCCAGATGGAGAATAATGTTTAAGAAAAAATACATCCACGAATCTACTGGCGATGTTCTTACCTTCTCAGAGTTAATTAGTTGGAAAATTCAAGGAATTATCCGTAACTGGTTCTTTGTCATTGGCTGGACTGTTATCACCGTTGTTTGGTGGATTCGCCCGCATTGGTTTGGCGATGATTCGTCTTATGTCAAGTGGATGAACCTTGCTTCATGGCTTGCCGTAACTGTTGAATTGATTATCGGTATTGCCATGATTGGGCAGACTAAGCGCGATGCCATGATTATTCGCCACATCCTCAAGTTGGAAAAGCAAGAAATCGAACATTTACAAGATTTGCTTGAAGATAAAAATGACTGAAGCACATTCCCAAAAACTCAGCCTTCATCTCATCACCAATGTTCCCGAACATTCACCACGGGAATCAGACCCGCACTACCATCTTTTCAACCAAGCCAAGGAGCGCATCAAGCGCCAAGGGCTATGGAAGTGCATTGTGGCTGACGACCTTTGCTCGGGCGAGCCTGAACTTCATCACTCAAACATTGAGTTTTCTCAGATAGAAAGCACAGACCCTTCTAAGATTGAACAGGCGTTTGGCTTGCACTTTGCCAATGACGAGGATTTTCAGGAGTGGATTGAATCGCCGGGCAATCTGGAGGTTCTTTGCGTTGCCCACCACCGCACCCGCTTTGGTATTCACGACATTCCTGCCCCTCTTTGGGATGCGCTAAGATTTAGGAAGGTTGGTTCTTTGCCAGCCGCCGAACACATCTCAGGAGATAATAATGGCGAAGTTTAGTTATCATGTCACCGCTAAGGAAAAGGCACTTGCCGAGCATTATGTCTATGGCATCTTGGCTGCTGGTTTTGCTGCTCATCAACTCGCACCACACGATGCACTCAAGGTTCTTGCAATTAAGGCACTTGTAGCAGGTCTTGTTGCACCAATCCTTGCTCGCGTAAACCCTAAGTCACTTGTCAATCAAATTGATGCAGCGACAGGCGCACCCGCAACTCTTACTGCTCCAATCGTTACCGCTGCTATTGCAGATGCAAACAAGTTGGTTCAGGCAGAAGTAACAAAGTAATTCACCCGAATTAGCCCCTAGCCTTCGGGTTAGGGGTTTTTTCTATTGAGAGGCAAATATGGCAACCGCACAAGATGTTCTCAATGTCGCTAGAAGTCAGATTGGCTTTCATGCCGGCGCGCAAGATGAAAACCCTTACGGCATTTGGTACGGAATCAAGAACGCTCCGTATTGCGCAATGGGTGTCTCATGGTGCTTTGCTCAAGTCGGGCTATCAAGTTTAATTGCCGCGCAAACTCCTAAAGGATTTTCTTACAACCCTGCTGCGCTTCCATGGTTTCAGCGCCAAGGATTAGTCGTCAACAAATACCAAGGTCAACCCGGCGATTTAGCCTTTTGGGATTGGAACTCTGACGGCGTTGTTGACCATGTAGAGATTATCGAAAACGCATCGCCTGACGGATTGACGACCATCGGATTTAACACCGGCAATCCCAATGATTCGATTCACGAAAGCGGATGCTTCCGAGTTCACCGACCTTACTTCTATCTTGCCGCCATCGTGCGCCCACGCTATCCAATACCGCTTAAACCCGTTTCTAAGGGCATGGCAAGCAAGAAGGCAACGGCAGCGGTAGCGGGTACGGGAACGGCGGTTGTAGGCGCTACGGCGGCTTTACACGGCGGTTCTGCACCCGCTACATCAACACCCGTACCCACACCTTCCCCCACAGTATTTATCGCGCCTCCATTTCCCACTAACGCAACGGCTTTTAATATCGGACAAAAGAATGATGCCGTTATGACCGTTGAAAAGGCTTTGTTTAAGGCTGGATTGCTTCCCACTCAATATGTTACGGGAACAATGAACACGCAAACGCAACAGGCTTTAGTGAAATATGAAGGCAAGGAAGGCATCAAAGTTACGGGTAATCTGCCACAGATAATCTATGACCAACTTAAAGGCTCGCTATGAAGTTTCATATACTAGATGCCAAGCAGTTATTGATTGCTTTCACTAGCGCCTTTAGCACATGGGCGGCAACAGGCTTTCAACATGATGCGGCGCATCTGACCTATATTCTCATAGGCTTCATTACCGGTGGGCTAGTATCTCACGACACCATGGCAAATCCGAACATTGCCCCTGAGTCGCATATACAAACGCCGTACCTGTCGAACCTTGAAGATAACAACTTTGGCGTTCCCGAACACGCCGTTTTGCCAGATACATACAAGCCAGAAGGCACAGATGTAAAAAGGGTTATACAAATCAATAGCGGAATCATTCACTAGACACGCCGAAGTTAATACATCAAGCCCCTGTTCTATCGTGTAGTCTCTACCCTAACTCTAGGGAGGCGAGGCTATATGAGCGAGCAGGGGCTTATTTCTGCTATTGAGGAACTTGCGGCAACACCCGTTGTCACAGGCTTTCCTTGTAGCGTAGGCGAATTTCTCAAACAGATTAGCGACAAAGAGCGCGATGCGTTCAACGCTATTTTGGACAATCAAAAGGTCGGCACAATTCGCATTTACGATATGTTACAAAAGAACGATTACACGGTTGCTAAAGCCGCGTTATACAAACACCGCCGCAAACAATGCAGGTGCTTTCAATGAGTCTTGCCGATGATTTAGCAGCAGCGCAAAAAGAAGTTGACCCGGAGATTGTCGAACTTCGCAAGGCGCTAAATAACACACAAAAGCAATTAGCCAAAGCCAAGATTCGTAATGATGAATTAGTTGTTGCCACCTTGCGTGGAGCGTATGAAGCGATGCTGGCATTGGGCAAAGTACCGCCGGTAGCCGCACCAAAGAAAGATATTCGTAAGGCAAATCCTGAAGTGGCACTTGTTCACTCTACGGATTGGCAAGGCGCAAAGGTGACGACTTCATACAACTCGGAGATTATGCGCAAGCGTGTCTTGCAATTCGCCGACAAAATCGTTCATCTGACAGAACTCCAACGCGAGCATCATCCTGTTCGTGAGTGCGTGGTGATGTTTGGTGGCGACATGGTTGAGGGTCTATTTAACTATCCCGCACAACTCTGGCAGATTGATTCATCACTTTTTGGACAGTTCACGCAAGTCTCTCGTTTATGTGTGGACTTTGTTCGGGTCATGCTTGCTAACTTTGAAAAGGTTACTGTCGTTGCCGAATGGGGCAATCATGGTCGTATCGGTGGCAAGCGCGCCGAAGTTCCCAAGAGCGACAATGTTGACCGCATGGTGTACGAGATGTCTCGCCAAATCCTTGCAGGAGAAAAGAGACTCACATGGGAAGATTGTCCGGAAGATATTCAAGAGGTGGCAGTTGGAAACTATCGCGCTTTACTCATGCACGGAGACGAACTTGGTCGTTCAGGATTCGCCTCACCTGCCGCTTGGATTGCCGGTGCTAATCGCTGGAAAGCAGGAGCGCACGATTACGATTTCCACGACATATATCTCGGGCATTACCACCGTCACGCTCAAGAGCCGATTCAAAAGAACTTTAACCTTTACTGGACAGGTTCAACCGAATCCGACAACCGCTATGCCCGTGACTCCATGGCTGCTTCAGGGATGCCTAGCCAGCGACTCCACTTTGTTGACCCCATCAAGGGGCGCGTGACCGCTCAGTATCAGGTGTGGCTGGATTAGAACATCTGTTCGAAAACCCCGCCCGTTCACGCCCCGCGAGGGGTGTGGGCTGAATCACAAAAAATTTTTAAGATTTGGCTCAATAATCTTGCGCCAAAGGCGCGGGCGGGTCTATCCTTATGCCATACCCGAACGGCGGGTTATGAATCTGGAGGATTCAAATGGAAACTTGCGATTACTGCGGCGGATGGCGCAAATGGGCAACATCCAAAAAGTCAGGCAAGAAATATCTTCGTTCTCACACACCCGCTGAGTGCCGCGAAGAATACAAGCGCAATGCAGAAAAAATGATTGCTTCACTTCCTGAATTGGAAAAAACATTGTCTGCTTACGAGTCAGTTAACTTGGCTGAAGTTAACGAAATGGGTGCAGAGATGGTTGCTGAACTTAAGGGCAAAATTGAATATGCAAAGCGCATAGCCCACAACCCAACTCAATACATTGAAAATGTTATGAGCCGCATTGCAGCACAAGCATAATTAAAAACAAAAACCCCTAGGTGCAGGATTGCCTAGGGGTTATTTGTCATTGCGGGGGATGCGAATGTTACTCTAATTCCTCGTTATTCGGCAAACGGTCAGCATCGTATAACTCAATCTCGCTTGCTTTCATCGTATTGATTGCCATAACAAAAGCCGTGGTTGCGCGATTGGCGGCATCAGTTAATGCGTCTGGATGCGACTCAGACGATTGAACTTCAACTTCCAGTTCATAGGCTCGGATTCTCACGCTAATCATGTCGCCATTATGACACGAAAAATATATCTTACAAATCCTTGACTTTCGATAACCGTAACCTTTACTCTAAACCCAATGCCAAACGGGGCAGATGAACAAAGGAACGGTGATGGGTTTTAATTTAGATAATTACGAAACAGTTGCAGAACGCTTGCAACGCGCATTGGACACACATCCAGATTTGCGAATCGTTAATGATTTGGTTCATGTAGAACGCAATGAAGATGGCAAGCCAATTCAATACATTGTTCGCGCACAAGTCTTTTTTGGCGATGTGTTAAAGGGTCAAGACTTTGCAGAAGAGATGGTTGGTTCATCAAATGTCAATCGTGCGAGCGCCTTGGAAAATGCGTGTACGAGCGCAACGGGTCGCGCACTCAGCCTGATTGGATTTATGGGAACTAATCCAGTTACCAAGAAGCCAGAGCGCCCTACTCGTCAGGACATGGAAAAGGATGCTCGCGTAACTGCATCTGCACCTACATTTACCGAAGAACAAATCAATCTAGCAATCGAAGCAATCAGTCAAGTGCCAGAGATTACTTCTGTTGGTGAACTTAAGTTGTTCTACACCGGCGCACAAGATGCAGGATTGCTTCAGATTCCTGTTGAGGGAACAACATTGAACAAGGTTATCTCTGCTCGCAAGAAGGAATTGGAGGCGACCAAGTGAGCATGATGCACCCCACCGGTACTAACGACCGTTCCATCTTCCGTTCATTCGGTTCATGGGCTTTCTGGCTTGTCGTTGTTTGCGCAGCGGCTTACTTGTATGGGAAGTATTACCTATGAGCCTAACACCACAACAAGTTGAAAAGCGCTTGTATGACCTCAGCCTTGAAATGGATGAGGCACATAACGCCTTGGTGGAAGCCGAGACTCAATACTCAACATTGAAAGCCGTTTACGAAATAGCCATGGCTAAATCGCGTATGCGCAACTCTCATCCTGATATGAAAATGACCGTGGTAATGCGTGACGACCAAGCGCTCATTGACAACGCCGAGAAGCATGAGGCAGTTGCTTTTGCTGAGGCTACGGTCAAGGCGCACCGGGGAAATGTTGCCCGCATCAAAACACAGGTGGACATCACTCGTTCTATCTCATCTTCAATCAAAGCAACATTGGACTTGTGATGAGTTGGAAATCGCCATACGCAACCGACAAGCAAGCAAAGATTGAGACTCGCATCTCGGAAGCCGAAAAGGTGAAGTTTAATGAGATATGCGCATCTCTGGACATGAAGCCAGCACAAATGATTCGTTACTTTATTCAACACGCAGTAGAAAACTTTGGTGAGTAATGGACATCATTAAAACATTGACTACGGCTTTGAGGGAAGCCGACAGTCAACGCGAACGCTCGGTGCAGACTGAGTTGGGAGCGAGTTCGGTTGGGGGTTGTCGCACTCAGGCGTGGCATATCCTCAACCAAACTTCCAAAACCAATCACGATACTGAATCGCTGGCAGCAATTATGGGAACGGCAATGCACACGGTTATTGCCGAAGCCCTAGCCGCGCACGATGTTTTTGGCGATGATTTTATTCTTGAGGAATCGCTTAGCGATGAGTTCTTCAAAGGTCACGCCGATTTCTACTCGCGCAAAGCCGAAGCGGTTTATGACTGGAAAACTGTCACACTTGCAAAGATGCAAAAGGGCGGTTTGCCTAACAAACAACAGAAAATGCAAGTGAACATTTACGCGAGCATGATTGCGCAGAAATATCCAGTTAAGAAGGTTGGACTGGTATTCATTCCGCGTGATGGAAAGATGTCAGACATTCGTGTTTGGGAAGGCGAGTACGACCCAAAACTTGTTGAGGAAGCCCGTCAATGGGTTGCCGATGTGAAGGCGATGGAAACCCCACCCGCGCCGGAAAGAAGTGCGGCGTTCTTCTGCCGTGAATACTGTTCATATTATGACCAAACGGGGGTTGCAGGATGTCAGGGAAAGTAGAAAAGAAAGTTGTTGACAGAAGCGCGGTTGATTGGTCGAAGGCTAATTGCCGGGGATTGAATACCGATTTCTTTTTTATGGAAGAAGATTTGCTCAAGAACAAAGCGATGGCGCACAAGCAGATTCGTAAGATTTGTTTTCGTTGCCCGATTCGCCAGCAATGCTTAGAAGTCGGTTTTGCTTTTGAGCGTTATGGAATGTGGGGCGGCGTTGCAAGTTTGGAGCGCCACGACATTGTGAAGGGTAATTACGACTCGCGCATTTTGTCGCCACTTTTCAAAGATTTGGAAGAGTTCGGAGTACCTTTTGAGGAAATAGTTGAGGCATCAAATGTGGAGAGGGATTTAATGTGAAAACGATTATGCAGGAGGCGATAATGGCTTTCATCCATCGCCACAATGACCGATGCCTAGAAGCAGACATCACCAAATGTGAGTGCCATGATTTAGTTCAGCGCGCCCGTGAATACGAGGCAAACATTGAGAACGAAATCAAAACCGAACTTATTTGGTTGATGAACGAGGAAAAGAATGTTTGGGTCAACTCATCAGAGAAGTCTGACTTCGTTGCGTGGATTGATTCCTTATGGGCAAATGCCATAGATTTTGTAGCCAAGATTAAATAACCGGGGGCAGTAAATGATTGACGAAAAGATTTTGCCGTATCTCATTTGCGGCGCGATTGCCGTATTTTGTTTGATTGTGTGGGCGTTATGAGTTCGCTGCCATATATGCAACTGTATGTCAGCGACTATCTTGCCGACACCGCACACCTTACGGCGCAACAACACGGCGCATATCTTTTGCTTTTGATGAATTACTGGCAAAAGGGTAAGCCGCTGGACAACACCAACGAGCGATTGCAATATGTCGCTCGCATGACCGGCGAAGAATGGGAAGCGAACAAAGACATTCTTGCCGAGTTCTTTTGGATTGACGGCGATACTTGGTCGCATACTCGCATTGACAACGACCTTGAGAAGGTTCGGGAAAAATCCGAGAAGGCTTCAAAGGCTGGTCAACGGTCGTTCAGCGTTCGTTCAACGGGCGTTGAACATTCGTTCAACCATAAAGATAAAGATAAAGAGGAAGATAAAGACAATATAAAAGAAGGCTTTGACGAGTTTTGGGAAATCTATCCAAGAAAGGCTGGAAAGCAGGAAGCCCGTAAGGTATTCCAGCGCGCTTTGTCTAATGCCACACTTGCAGAGATTCTTGAAGGCGCTCGCCGTTACGCAGCAGACCCTAATCGCCAGCCGCAATTCACGGCGCATCCTGCTACATGGCTCAATCAAGGCAGGTGGAGCGATGAACCACTACCGCCTAGAACGCCCGAGAATGGCGCTAGAAGCCTGATTACCACTCCTACCTATACGCCACCTAGGTTTACCGCTGAAGATGTCTCTGAGGGCGTTCCAATGCCCGATTTCGTCAAGTCTGTTTTGAACCGTTTACCCGATTTGCCGTAAGTAAGTAATCTATGCCATACTGGAACACCGAAAGGGGGAACAAATGAAACTGATTCATTTGGTAGCAGTTGAGCAGGTAGAAGTAGGGGATGTGCTGGTTCTCGGCGCGACCCGCTATGGAGTGACTTCGATTGAGGATGAAAGCACCGGGCGCGATTTTCGCCTCCGTGATTCATCGGGCAATCCGAAGTGCCACTTTGTAGCAACAGGAGAAAAAGTCACCATCGAATTATGATTCGATTCGGGGTGGAAGGCACTCCGATTCCGCAAGGGTCAATGAAGCACATTGGCAATGGGCGCATGATTCATTCGCGGGCAACAGAACTTGCCACATGGCGGGCGCTGATTGCTCTGGCGGCTAAACAAGCAGGATGCGAGCCAATCCCTGACCCGATTTCGATTGCCATGACCTTTCGCCTCAAAAAGCCTAAAACGGTCAAACGCGATTTTCCTACGGTCGCACCGGATTTGGACAAACTCGTTCGCGGGGTGCTGGATTCGCTTACGGCGTGTGCTTACCTTGACGATTCTCAGGTGATAGACATAAAGGCTAAAAAAGTCTATTCGGACATTCCGGGCGTGGATATTGAGATTTCCGATGCGTGGGATTGTGTGACCGACATCACATAAATTCTTGCCGGAAATACTTGCAACCGTAAGGTGTCGGGTTTACTGTTTACCCATAAGCCCCGAACGGCGGGGTAGAACTGGAGAAGAAAATGGAAACAACAGTAACTTTCACCAAAGATGTTTACGGCGATTACATTGCATCAACTGGTGAACGCATTGGAAAATATGACGGCAGTCAACTTTGGGGTCGTGGTTCAAGCGGTTGGTATGTAACAGAATCAGACGGCGAGTTCCGTGGCATTAAACACAATTCATTGCGCGAGGCAAAAGAATATTTAATGCGCCGTCACAATCCAATGCAATATACAGAAATGGTTATCAAGCGTGTTGACGCAACTCTTGCTAAATATGCAAAGGTAGGTGCATAACATGGAAAAAGTAACAAGACTAGAAAACGGTCGTTACGAATACCGCGGTGTGCGTTTTGGCCGCGGTATTAAAAACAGAATTGTTATTAAAATGGATAGCGAAGGCTCAGTTAGCCGTTTGGCAATTGCGTATGCGAAAAACTTAGAAGAAGCAAAAGCAATTATTGACGAGCGTTTAACTTATTGCACAATTCAAAATTATCGTTTGTGGAATCCTAATTCTAAAAAGGTAGGCGCATAATGGCATCAGCAACTTTTACCGTCACGATTACCGATTCAGACTTTGACCGCCTTCATAACAGTTCAATGCGATGGGGTAAGGATTGGGCAAAACAAGTTAATCGTTTTGATGGCGAGCCACTTTTTACATGGAAGATGGCGTACTGGTGCGAACCTAATTGGCTCAACATCCTTGTCTGTCAGCAATTCCTGTCGGCTCGCGGATATGAGTCGCAGACCGTATTTGATAGCGCAACCCTTGAATATGTAATCCTTACCAACTACGAGTCGGAGGCATGGGAAAATGATTGAGGTTCTATTGCTAGTAGGCTTGCCGGTTATTACCATTGTATTTCTATCCATCGTGTTTGACATTGAGGAAAGGCTGACCAAATGAAAATCGTTTGCAAAGAAAACCATTGGTACATCAAAGACAATCAGGTTCGCCTTGAGACTCCAGAAGGCAATCAGGTGGACATGATTAAGGCGATTGAGGCAACAATCCGCTTACACATTTACGAGCAGATTTGCGCCTTAGATTTAACAACCAATCGTGCGCAAATTGTCAAGAACGGTATTGATAAGACCGCTTTGACGGTACAAGATTTATGCGCTCAGATTGCATTGGGGGAAAAGAAATGAACGAAGAGTTGCCATTACTTCCTTATGCCGGCACTTCGGGCTGGTCGGGAACTGAGACAAGCAAACAACGCGCTATTACGGCTGACAAGAATGGCACGACTCGCAGCCGTCAACGCAAGGCAATGTTTCTTCTTGCCGAAGCCGGTGAAGCAGGTTTGACATGGAAAGAACTAGGCGACCTGACTGGCTGGCATCATGGAACGGTATCGGGACTTCTCTCTGTTTTGAATCGTGAGAATTACATTGTCCGACTCAAGGCAACGCGTAACAAGTGTGCCATTTATGTTCATCCCAATTTCATATCATCGCGTGAAATTTCTCAGCGCAAGACCAAAACTTGCAAGCATTGTGGGGGTGAACTTTAATGCCTACATATCAGTACCGATGCAAGGAATGTAAAGCGTTTATGGAACTGCATCAGAGTTTCTACGATGATTCGATTCCTGATTGCGTAAAGTGCGAAAAACCTATGTCAAAGGTTATTCAGGCAACACCGGCGATATTCCGCGGTGGGGGATGGGGAGGCAGCAAGTGACTGAAAAATCTGTAACTAGATTGGCTAATTTTCTATTAGAAGTCGGATACCCTACCGAAGAAATCAACAAGCGGGTTATGCTTCTTGACCAATTTGCTGAAAATTTGCGCAAAGAAATCGCCAAAGACCTTGAAGAACTAGAAACACCAACAAGCATTTCATCTGATTGGTACGGCGCTTCTGTTCGTACCAAGAACGCCGCGATTGCCATAGTAAAGAACGGATTGCCAAATGAAAACATTTCGTAAAAGAATCTTTGGGCGAGAAGTTCACCTTTCAATCTTTCCTCGGTACAAGCGCCGCAAGCCATACTTAAAGTTGCGCCTCATGCCAAGTTATTACGCGAACAATCGCATCTTTGAGTTAACCGTCTTTGCAAAGAGTTACCGAGTGAATTGGACACCTCAGCGATGATTGTGAAACTTGCCCTGTTGTGGGTTGCGTTTATTGACACCGTAGGCATTGCGTTTGGAATCTACGGATATTTTGCCGCCAAAAAGAAATGGGTCAAATAATGTATAAAGAAAAACAAATTGGCAAAGGCTGGATTCATTGGGGAACAATCCGGGGATTTAATCTTGGTCTGCAAATTGACCGATTGGGTTTTGACTTAAATCTAATTTGCATTTACATCGGATGGGAGCGACCATGGCGCGGCTAAGCGATATTCTTAATGAACGCCAAGAACAATACGGCGACCCGACTGAAAACTTTCGCAAGATAGGGATTATGTGGGGTGTCATTCTTGACCTGCCCTATTCCTTAGCGCCCTATCAAGTTGCTCAGATGATGATTGCCCTAAAACTTCAACGCATCTCGGTCAATCCCGATTACGAGGATTCTTGGCTGGACATACAGGGCTACGCCGCACACGGGGCATTAGACAAATAACCCTTAAATGTCCAGATTCTATGTGGCGCAACTCACAAAGAAAAATGGCGTTTTGGCTTGAAGCCGTAACCTATTGCGGCTACATTTGTCTTATTGAAGTGAACGGCACTTCAAAGAACTGGAGAATAAAATGAACGCAGTAACAACACTTAGCGCAGTAGAAACATCAGTTGCAGTTGAACTTGGTGTAACAGGAAATTGGGTTAACGGCGCACCATCTTACGAAGTTTTCATGCAACGCTCTAACACATACGAGAACACAGTTTCATCAGTAGTTCGCGCTTTGAATCTTGATGATGCACAACGCAAAGAGTTTTGGTCAATCGTTGAAGAAGTTGCTTGCGGTATTCGTAATCGTGACGGCGAAGTAATTTATGCAGCACCAACTTGCGCTTGCGGTAATACAACCTTTTGGTGGATGCCAGCAGTTCAGGGATTGCAGCGCGTTAAGACTTCAAAGAAATTGGCAGCACAAATTCTTTGCTTCGCTGATTGCAAGGAATGTAATCGCTTGACACCTGTTTTTGTTAAGGCTTTGTAAGATGTCAGACTGGAACATCGGTCGTTGCAAGGGATGCGGGGCATGGGTTGTATTTGACCGCCCATGCTCAACCTGCTCTACAATTACACCACAACCGACTAAGGAGGTTCAGAAATGAACGCACTTAACAACGGAGGCACACGATGAGCGCTATGGAACAGGCGGCGATTGGTTCGCGCTGAAGTTCAAGACTCGTTTCCTTGTAGTCGCCGCTCTTGCGGTAGGAATCGGGTTTGCAAGCCCATCGGTAGCGCAAAGCCCTAAAGCATTTACGGATGCTATTGAGCGCACACCGGCAGCGGCGAAAGCCTATGCACAATCACAACTTCATAAATACGGATGGAACTCCACTTACCAATGGAGATGCCTAGTCACCGTCTGGACTAACGAGAGTAATTGGCGACCAAACGCCTACAACATAACTCCCGTTAAATTAGTGGTGGATGGGTTGACGGTTTCCTATCATGCCGGGGGCATACCTCAGCGAATTGGACTGTCTCCAAAAGCAAGCGTTAGCACTCAGGTTAATGTTGGATTGCGGTATATTTCCGACCGATATGGAAACCCCTGCAACGCACTCCGCTTCTGGAATCGCCATTACTGGTATTGAGAATGACAATCCAGACCGCGCTTACGGGCGCGAGTCACTAGATTTCACGGGAAGGCCGTTCCCTACCCGTGAAGATACGACTGCTTGAGCGCATGATTACCTCCAGTTGATTGCGCTCGCGGTCGCCTGCCTTAGCCCCACATTTCTCAAGGGTGTGGGGCTTTGTGCTTTCTGTATAACAATCTGTATAGATTTCTGTATAGATTTGTAGCCACAATGTAGCCACAATGTAGCCACAAATTACAATGGTGTAAGGTATTCCCATGACCACAATCGTTGCCCGACAATATGCCGACAAAGTGGTTATCGGGGCAGATTCATTGGTTACGGCAACCCGCAAATACACGCATCCTAAAATGGTCAAAATAACCGAACGCGGTCAATACCTAATTGCCGGTGCTGGCTTGTCTAGTTTTTGCGATGTGGCTCAACACATATTTAATCCACCAAAGCCAACCGAAGCCGACAAAAAAGATTTGTACCATTTTATGATTTCTAAATTTATTCCGGCACTCAAGCAATGTTTCAAAGATAATGACCTCAAGTTAGAAGATGATAAAGATGAAGAAACGCGATTTGCTTTCTTGGTTGCAATTAACGGTGAAGTCTTTGATATTGCTGATGATTTCGCTATTTGTCTTGATTCTGACGGTATCTATGGGATTGGTAGTGGCAGTAGCCTTGCTATTGGGGCGCTTAAGCAGGGTGCAAGTATTAAGAAGGCTCTCACGATTGCTGCCGACAAAGACCCATACACCGCTCCCCCATTCCTCATTGTTGAGCAAAAGCGTGGATAAGAAAATTGCTGAGACGGTATTGGCTCGCGCTAAAGGATATTGCGAAGCGTGTGGATTGCCCGGTGACGACTTTGCCCTACATCATCGCAAACTAAAATCCCGCGGCGGTAAAGATGAAGTGAGCAACCTGATTGCCGTTCATCATAAGTGCCACAATCTCGGCACGAATAGTATTCACCTCAATCCTCAAATGGCTACGGTGAAGGGTTGGATGTGTCCGTCATGGGCTAATCCCGCCGAATATCCTTTGCACCTACACGGCGTAAAGGTTGTTAGAATAGATAACGAAGGTAACTACGAACGATTGGAATAGCAGGATGGCGCGCATTGAAGTTGTAGGAAATGTTGGTACTGACCCAGAGATTAAATTCTTTGATGGCAAGAACGGTTCATTTGGGGTTGCATCATTCTCGCTTGCTTACACACCACGCGAGAAGAAAGGTCAGGATTGGGTTGACGGCGAGACTGTCTGGTTTCGCATCTCTATTCTTGGCAAGCAAGCAGAACTCGTTACCGATGCGGTTCGCAAAGGCGAGCGCGTAAAGGTTGTGGGAACGCTCAAGGTAAGTTCATATCAAGCCAAGGATGGCTCACAGAAGCAAGGTCTTGAGATTAAGGCTGACGACATTACGATTGTCTTAAAGTCTGTTAATAAGTCACAGTTTTCAAAGCCAAAGTCTGATGAACCTGAATGGGGTGCGGGATGGAACTAATGACATCTATTCAAGTATGCGAACTGCTTGGCATCACTCACAACAACCTGCATCAGATTCAGAATCGTGGGCAGTTGAAGTGGGTTGAGAAAAAAGGCAAGTTCGTCTATTACAACGCTGACGATGTTCGCGCTTACGCAGAGAAGCGGGCAAGTCGCAAGAAATGAAATGTAGCAACTGCCGCAAAGATAGCCAGCGTGACATCTGTTCTTCATGCTGGCGCTTTGCCATGTTGCAATTAGTTAAGTTTCCTGATTTCTACTACGACCTTGAAAAAGAGTTAGTACCAAGCACCGGCAGGAAAGGCGAGCGAGTATCTGGCAGTAAGACCGCTCCACTTCCCGTTCGCATTGAGACATTAAATATGCGTTCAGGCGGCATCAGTATTCCTTTGATGCGCCATGAAGAAATGATGCGCGAGATACGCAACGAAACCCGCATTACCTTCCGCGGGCAGGAGATTAACAAAATCACCATGACTTGCGAATACATCTCCAACCGTGAGGAATGGGCATACAACGAGTACGAATCTGCCGTTGACCTCGCCACCGTAATCATTTCTACATACAACAAAATTATGTTTATTCTCGGCAAGAAGTCAGATGAAATCATCATCGGCAAATGCCCGACCATCAACAAAGAAGATGAAGTGTGTGGGGCTAAGTTAAAAATTGACCCGACACAACTAGAGCGCACCTCAGAGATTAAATGCCGGCGATGCGGCACAATATGGGAATCCCATCAATGGCGCTTATTGGGAAAGATGCTTGATGCCCAGAATTAGCGTGATTGAAGCCAGCCTTCTTTACAAAGTCACCAACCGAACTATTTACAACTGGATTATGGAAGATGTTATAGAGTGCGTAGATGGCACTTACGACATTGATAAGTTACAAGCGGCTTACGACAAACGCCGAAAGTCTAAACCGCGTGTGCATATACTTCGTAAGTAATTTGCATTTGCTTTTGTTTTCAGTTATATTAACTATAATTGGGTGGCGTGTAACGAGAGAGCCATGCAAATAGCCCTAGAAGAAGTCACAATCGCCGAAATAGATGAAGCGCTTGCACATCTCCGCGATAAGTTACAAGACAGATACGGTAATCGCCTCACTCATCAGCAGCGAGAGTTTTACCTATCCAGCGTTGACGATTTACTAGATGCGCGCAATGCACTTGCAAATCCTGTAAGATAAAAGGATGGCTTACACACCCGAACAACGCGCCGAAGCATTAGTTACGCTTGAGGCTAATGGCGGCAACATGGAAGCAACCGCCGAGCAATTAGGCATACCTCGCCAAACCCTCTACCGTTGGTGTAACGAAAATGTTACACATAAAAGCGATATGGCAGTTGCTACGGCTGAGATACTGCCTGAAACCCGCGAGACATTTATCGCTGAACTTAAGACTTTACGCAATAAGGTTCTACGCCATTTAGACGGCATCGTTGAGGATTTGAAAGCCCGCGAAGCCGCCATCACTCTTGGCATCCTGATTGACAAAACCGAACTCCTAGAAGGCAACGCTACGAGTCGTACTGCCGTAGTTGGTAATGGGGAGACAGTAGATGAAGCAATTAGCCGACTCGCAAGCGAACTTGAATCCCGACCTAGCCGCATTGAGATACCTCAAGTGGCATCACCCGAACAAGGGTCTAGCGAGAGCGAACCAACTACCACCTGACGGTGATTGGCACTCATGGCTTGTTATGGCAGGTCGTGGGTTTGGCAAGACTCGCTTAGGCGCTGAATGGCTTGCCGCTAAAGCAGTCAGAAACGATGGCATCCGTTGCGCCATTATCGCTAGAACTTTCTCCGATGTACGCTCAGTATGTGTCGAAGGCGTATCCGGCATATTGGGCGTACTTCGTGAGTACGATGCCGTAAAGGATTGGAACAAATCCAACGGAATCATCACACTCAAGAACGGCAGTATCATTCAGACCTTCTCGGCTGATACACCTGATTCTCTTCGTGGCCCGCAGTTCAACTACGCATGGACAGACGAACTAGCCGCTTGGCAATATGAAGATACATGGAATCAACTCCAGTTTGGCTTACGCCTTA